CAATCCATTACATCCTATTCGGTTTAGCGGTACTTATGTTCGCTTACACAGTACTATCCTTTGCATTGGCGATTCTATGACCTACCCAGCACCTAAAATAATCGGCCTTTGCGGTCCCAAGGGAGTTGGTAAAAGCACTTACGCCAAATCATTCGAGGGAGCCGCCATCCTGTCATTCGCCACGCCAATAAAAGAGATGCTCAAGGTAATCCTACCACATCCCGCTTGGCTCGACAAAAAGGAGGAACCGATACCAGGCTTCCCCGATGGAATGACTGTCAGGCGGATGCTCCAGGAGTTGGGAACCTCCTTTGGCAGGGAAACTATTTACCCTAATCTATGGGTCGATATTGCCATGCGAAAGGCCGAGGATCACCTGGGTAAGCGTCTGATCGTATTTGATGATATTCGCTTCCCAAACGAGGCGTGGGCGATCAAGCGATTAGGCCATAGGCATGAAATCATTACACAGATCGTTCATATTTCTAGGAAGGGCTATGAGCCTGATCCTGATGACCTTCATGTGTCCGAGGCGGGACTACCAAGGCATTTCATCGATAAATGGGTGACAGTGGATGACGAAGGAGCGGAGACAGAATAACTCCGTCAGAAAGATGGCAACCGATGCGAGGCTAAAACAGATGCTTCGCTCGGTTCCATCCGACCATGCCGGATTTACTCAGGATGAAATCGCCCGGAAAGCAGGTGTCGCCAAGCAGACAATCTCCAAGATTGAACGAGGGGCGATGCTAAAGATTACCGAGCAGATCGCCAAGTACCTGACCGACTGATGGCCACCCTCAAAGGAGATCTTCGCAGGTGTCTCGAGAATCTGCCGGCAGGTACGCTGTCTCACCACGAAATCATCCTGCGACTCGCCCTAGTGGTCACCAGGCATATCGATGATGCGAGTGAGGCGGAAAGAGCAGTCGAGCATATCCTACGAAATGTATCCCATCGACCCAATCAACCTTCTGAGGTCAGGAACGCTGTTAAAGGTGCTTACGACCGCCATAACAACCCGCACTTACCCTCCAACCCGATAAAGGTCACTCAGCCCGATCCATCCCTCAAGGAACAGAATCTAGGGGAAGCAGGGCTATTCGAGAAGTACACCATCAAGTCAGACCTCATTCCTATGAATGCCGGTGAGGCGGTCAGTAAACTCTTCGAACATGACGAATCAATCTTTGTTCAGCGACAGGTGGCCGAGAAGGGTAGGCTATTACCCGCATCCGATTGGATCGCTCAACCCGATCTATCCCAATACCAGTTCATCACCTATAACACTTTCCCCGCCCAAGCGACCAACCGATCCGAAGCACAGGTGCTTGGACGGAAATACCTCCTCCACGAAACTGATGATCCATCCCTCTCATTCGAGCAACAGCTTGGCCTGATCAAACGACTCGAGAATGAGGCCGAACTCAAGATGATCGTAAACTCAGGAGGGAAATCCCTCCACGCCTGGTTCAAGTGGACTCCAGGTAACAAGAAGGCGTTCCTCGAGCTATCCCAAAAACTCGGAGGAGATCCACGATTCAAACTAATGAACCAACTTTGCCGGCTACCCTGGGGAACCCGACGCAAAGAGGCCAACCTGCCAGCCGCCCAACCGATCATCTATTGGAAGGATTGAATGCATGACTCAATTAGACTTATTCGATGACAACATTGTAAGTACAAAAACTTACAGAGCGATCAGGCACGATGTTGTTCGTTCGAAACAGAGCAGAAATTGTGATTCAGTTCATCACCCAAGCGAAAAAAAAGAACAAATTCAATGGGTGATGAATAATTTGTTAAACCAAAAGGACTTAAAAATACTTGAATTGTTTGCAGGGCAAGGAAATTTAACTGAGTTGTATGGCAAATATGGAAGGGTAACCGCTTGTGATCGAAAGTATTTAGGTACTGGAGATAGTTACATTCTTTTTCATAAATTTATTCACGAAAAAAGGAAGTTTGATGTAATAGATCTTGATCCATATGGATTTCCCAATCGTTTTTTTCCAGACATCTATTTGCTCATAGAAGACGGGATTTTGTTTATCACGATGCCTAAGCCTTATGTCAATATCTTGAATGGTATAACGCAAACGCATTTGATTTCTTATTATGGTGAACCAAATCCCTGTGAAGATACAATTATTGAGACTATTGCCACTTGGGGCATATGTCATTGGAGGGAAGTAATATTAATTGATTCTATAGATTTAAAGTCAGTTTGGAGGTTCGCTTTTCATGTTAAGAAAGTAAAAGCCACTGAGTATACTGGAGTGCGAAATCATTGAATGATCCACCCGTTCTTCCTCAAAAAAATCATCGCACGACGGTTTATTAATCTAGGCGTACCCGTGAAGGATGCCTGCCACTTTGCCAATCAGATGGATGAGGAGAAATCAGTCCTCATCGTCCGCGATCCCGATACCTTTAAACCCGACATTATCATATTAATTAAAACCAAACATAAATAACAACATGGCCAGAAGAGAAGATTACCTAACACCCGAAGTGCTCGCCGATGTGGATGAGGTGGACCGATACCTCGCCTCCAAGGGCAAGATCGATTACCCAACCCATACCGAACAGGATTCACCGCCCACTGCTTATTCCATAGCAATCGATGATCCCCTCCCTCCACCCAAGTTTCTATCCCTCGAGCAGATGATGACCCATAACACCGATCCCATGCCCAAGCAGGTCATCGAAGGTGTCCTCCACAAAGGCTCCAAGATGATCATCTCAGGCTCATCCAAGGCAGGTAAAACCCTCTCCCTCCTTCACCTCGGCCTAGCCGCCGCCAACGGGTCCACCTGGTTAGGCCATCGCACAGCCACCTCCAAAGTAATCTACCTCGACTTTGAACTCAAAAAACGCATTGCCGCCCGCCGGATAGCCGAAATGGTCAATGCGAATGACCACTACGACCCCAAGAACCAAAACTTTATGTACTGCTCACTCCGAGGCCAATCCCGTACCCTCGAAGACCTCGTTCACCACATCGAAGACCTCGAGGACCACCGCCCCGACCTCGTAATCGTAGACCCCTTCTATAAGCTCGCAACAGGGGCAGACGAAAATGATGCCGGTGCTATCGGGGAAATAGTCAACCGCATGGAAAAGTTCTCCGAAAGACTAGACTGTTCCTTCGTCTATGCCCATCACTTCTCAAAGGGAAACAAGTCTGACACGGACCACATCGACCGGGCAAGCGGGTCAGGCGTGTTTGCCCGAGATCCCGATGCCATCCTTACCCTAACACCCCACGAAGAAGAGGATCACCTGGTACTCGAGGCCACCCTCAGAGACTTCTCAACCCCTCCTCCCCAAGTGGTAGAATTTTCATGGCCGAACTTTATCCATAAACCCGATATGGAACCCAAACTCCGAAAACCAGGTCAGACGAAAGAAAATAAACTATTAAACGATAAACTCTCCGCCGCCCTCATCGAAATATTAAAAATTAACTCCGTTGAGGGACTTGATAAGCTCCGAAAAAAACTTGAGGAGAAGACAAATGAGTCAATAGGAGATAAGAAATTTGAAACGATTATGAGTATTTGTAAGAAAAATATTAGTGTACATATCACTGGAAATGGTTACCCAAACATCTATTCCTATACCGAGTAATTATGCCGATTTTCCTTCCTAGAACCACCCCCCCCCCCCCCTTATATAGAAGGAGGAGGGTGGTGGTAAAAACAGGCTATAGTAGAACCACCTTCCCTGTCGGGGTAAGCTATGGCCTCCAAAGTCGGCCATTAGCTATTGCGAAGCAATACCTACCGCTCACACCCGCCACCCCTTACCCTGACGGACGGGGTAAAGGGAAGTCGGTACTACGATACAATAGCCTACAAGCTCGGAGGATCGAAAGAATAAAAAGATTAAGGGTAGGGTGTACATCGGACAAAAAGAATAACAGGAAAGAACCCTGTGCTCGTAGAAGGCTTTGATCGGGTGAATAGGAGTCAGAAGACTCGCTGGAAGGGTAAAAGGCTAAATAGATGCCTTCCTGCCCGTTTTAGGGCTATTCCTGTGAATTAGTCTTCGGTAGCTTATCAGCTAACTCGTCAACCACTTGACCTACTGATAACTTATTAGCCTGCCCATACTGTTTGATCAGGTCGCGGGTTGCCGGATCAACCATGCAATGGAATCCGACACGGCGAACCCCTTGGCGGGCAGGCGGTCGGCCGGTTTGGTTTGGACGCTTACCGCCCCATTGTTTTTTATCGGTCATGCGGCATCCTTATACTTTTCCTGCCATGCTCGTAAAGTTTTAAGCATTCGGTTGGTTTTATTTTTGCGATGCTCTTCGCTGGTTTCTCTTCGGCCTGTCGATAGGTCAACCACATATCCTTCCATCTTCTTCTCCCAAGGAGATTCTTTCATCCATCGTATGAGGGGCATATGGCCTTTTCTATGGCTGACCCCATCAATGTCCCAATTATCGGCTAAAAGGCTACTACAAGCCTCATAGGGCTTTGTGTAGGTAAATACGACCCTAGCACCCATGCAGAAACAAGCCATTGATGCTTTACCGAGTAAAAAGGATGCCAGGTTCTTAGTACCATCGGTGCAAACCCTGCGGATTTCCATATGGTCATGCCGGTTAGCCCAGGAACTGGAGCAGTTATCGACTGTGGCGATCCCTTTGATGCCTAGCTCGGTCTTTACTCCGATGCTGAACCGATGTCGCTTTAAAGGCTTAGAGTGCCGATGATGCTCGGCCACGAAGGCTTGAGCTTCAGCGAGCTTGAGGGGAACGAAGGAGTGGTTGAAGTTCATTGGTTGGTCTCCTTATTTCTCCTCGGTGATCTTAAATTTATCTTTGAGTTCTCGTAAGCTGCGAAGTTTTCTCAATTGAGAATTACAAACATGATCACGAGTTTCTTTGTCCTTTAGTCTCTCAAATTCAACAAGTTCTCTTTCTGCCTGTAAGATCAAATATACTAATCCATCTATTACAAACTCGGTTTCTTTTTTAGTTAATTTTGTATTTATGTCGTTATTCATACCCTCAATCTAGCTTACCTGTACAGAAAAGCAAGATATATTTTACATTTATTTTTAATAATTTTGTAAGTGCCTAATAGTTAGTGGGCTAGGGGATGAAAAAAATTACGATCTCACATCCGAAACCTCAGCATCGACTACCTTTTCATCTTTAAGGTTGGCAAGCTCGGCTCGGATCTCGTCCAGGCTCAAAGATTTCTTCACCTCGATGGTTTGGGTAGGCTCACCTTCGTACTGGCGATGCTTGTCGATTAATATGCCTGTGGCGATAGGGAGAACTCCTGATGGGATTTCATCGTCATTAAGCTTCGTAATAAGCTTTTCAACGGCAAGATGGGTCGCAGTACCAATTAAGGATCGTAAATGCTTTTTAGACTCCTTCAGCGTATCTCCTTCACGGGATTTAACGATAGCTATGGTATGAGGAGAAACTTTACAGGTTTTGCATATCTGTTTGATTGTCGATCCCTCTGCCAACATTTTAACGACCAGGGCATAATCCTGTGGTCTTTGATCGAAGAACTTTTGTCCTGTAAAGATATTTGGACAAGCTTCCTCGGTCTTCAGATTTGCCGGAAGGTTCTCTGCTTGCTGGTAAACTCTCGGTCTTTTAGTAGGCATAAAATCAATCGGTGAGATAATTTGAGAAAGTATTCTCAATAAGGATCAACGCAAGTACAATTAGACATAATCACTATTTTACGCAATCAATAGTGTCATACTAAACATAAAAACCTGCAAAACATAATATATTCTATCTTTTGTCAGAAATCACATACAAATTTTTGCCTCAGACAGGGGGGGAGGGGGTCCGGTCAACCTGGCCGCCGGCCACCGCGACCGATTGTGTCCCATAAAAAAATTCTGACAATTGCTCCACATCGCTCCACGCATTGCTCCACATTGCTCCACATACCCAAATGCTGGAATATGCTAGGATATGTTAGAATATGTTAGGATTAGATGTTAAATCCCTGATTATCAGGATGTCCGAACAAAATTTCACTAATTTAAATAAATTGCCGCCCCCGAGGTGACCTACTATTGAGAATCTGTTATCATTAAGCCATGCCTCTAGACTGGTCACCGCACCCCGCCATTCCCGCCCTCAGCAAATCGGAGATGCTGGGAATGACTCCCGAGCGAATATTGGCATACTGGGAGAGGCGTGAGGAAGCGATCAAGCTCGAGAAGGAAGATCCTTACAGACATGGGTTTGAACTAGAAACATGGAAGTTAGCGGATGAGCAGTTAAAGAATCACTCGGAAATCCTCCTTATGGGAGGGAATAGGGCAGGAAAGAGTTTTTTCGCGGCCAAGCGAGTAGTTCAGTGCTTGGTAGAGAACCCAGGTACTATTATTTGGTGCTTAACGGAAACATCGGCCAATTCGATCCAATTTCAGCAGGCTTTGGTATACAATGCACTACCTAAAGAGTTAAAATCGTTAGGCAGGGGAAAGGTTGGATATGTGATGTACAGCCTTCGTAATGGCTTCACAGCGTCTAAATTCACGCTAAATAATGGTAGCCAATGTATCTTTAGAAACTGGAGTCAGGACATTTCGACTATAGAGGGTGGAGAAATCGGCTGTCCGCGACCTCCGGTCAACGGGACGCATAATATAGGATTTTGGGCAGATGAACTTATACCTATGCCCTGGGTTGAAACATTAAGATTTAGATGTGTCACACGCTCCCATGCGAGTGAATATGATGGAGTCGTTCGACCGGCAACCGGAATTATCAGTTTCACCGCCGTGGATGGATGGAACAGCGTAGTTAAATCGATGCTGACGGGAGCGAAGACAGTGGAATCGGCAAAGGCGGATCTTTTGGATGGGGAGGAGGTTCCCCTGGTCCAGCAGCCCATCCGCAAAGCGTCTTCCGTGGTGTATTTTCATACAGCGGCCAACCCCTTTGGCGGATGGGCGGCGATGAAGAATCAACTGGAGGGGGAAAAGAGGGAAACGATCCTTTGTCGGGCGTATGGAGTGCCTGTGAGGCAGTCCAGGGCAATATTCCCTAATCTGACGGACAAGAACTTTGTCCAATCGGAAAAACTCCCTGATTTTACGGATGCGAACTGGGTATTATCGATTGACCCGGCGGGGGCAAAGCCCTGGACGATGGTATTATTTGCTATCGATGCACATGGGGTAGCCTGGGCGGTCAAGGAGTTTCCTGATTTTGATACTTGGGGAGGATGGATTGACCTGACCAAGGATAAGCTGAGTGCCGGCGAGGCGGCCCAGCCTAATGGATTTGGGTTAAAGGATTATGCGGAGGAGATCCGGCGGATGGAATCGATCTGCGGGGATAATATGGTTACACGGATAATCGACCCGAGGTTGGGATCGGCGAGTTATCAGAAGTCGGAGGGAAGTTCCAACATAATAGATGATTTATCGGATGAAGATATCATCGTACAGCCGGCGGAGGCGTTGGACATCGAGACGGGATTGCAGGCAATCAATAATCTGCTGGCATGGGATCGGAGTGAGCCGATGGATTTGGATAATAAGCCCAGGCTGATGTTTAGCGATGAGTGTCAGAATCTGATTAGTTGTATGCAGGCATATCAGCCGAGTGCCGGGTTGAAATGTCCGAGTAAGGACTTTGTGGATAATGCCAGGTACTTCGCAGTGGGCAATTTTGAATACTTTGACGAGGAGGAAATGGTGGCAACAGGAGGAGGGAGTTATTGATGGGTAAGAAAAGTGTACAGATATCTAAGGCAGTCAGGCAACAGATCGTGATGGCGAGAAATGCGGGCATGAGTTGGCCGAAGGTGGCGGAAGTGGCGAGGTGTTCGAGATCGACTGCCCAGAGGATATATAAGGAGGACAGCAAGCCGGTGATCCCGCTCGAGGAGGTAAAGAAGACTGTGGAGATTGAGGAGGCGAGGGTATTGAAGATGGTCCCGAATGTTCGGATGATGCTGATATACTTTGAGCACAAGGAGGGGATCGGAAGGTGCATTAAGAGGCCAAATGATAACCATCCGCCTAAGAGCATGGTGCTGGTGAGAAAAGTCGAGGGGGAGGATGATCTGTATCGCAAAGCATGAGACGGATGCACAGATGCGACGGAGGATCGATCTGATGCTTCGGGAGATGGTTGTGGATGAGGCATTGGATGCGATGGAGGAGGAGCGGGAGCCTGGCAGTTTCACGCTTGAGGAGATAGCGGATTTTGTAGGGGTCTCGGTCATGACGCTCCATCGGATTGAGCAAAATGCCCTGATAAATTTACGAAATAAAATGGTAGAATCCTAAAGGAGAAATTATGGATAACGAAGTACAGATTTTTGAAGACAAGCCTGATGTGGATGAACTCAAGTTTGAGTTTGAGCGGGCAAAAGCGAATTTATCGACATGGATGGACCGGGCAGAAGATGCTCGCGAGGTTCGTTATAATGAGTGGGCAGGCAAGACAGGTGACGGGAAGAAGAGTGGACCTGAAGCATTCCCATTCGATGGAGCCTCCGACCTTGATCCGAATGTGATCAATCCATTAATCGATGGCGATGTGGCCACGCTGACACAGGCGTTGACCAAGGCTAACCTGGTGGCGGCTCCCGTGGAGAGTGGGGATGTGGCATCGGCCAAGTTGGTGACGGAGTTTCTTCGCTGGCGGATGGGAACGATGGATGAACTGATGAGGGAGTCATCGATAGGAGCGAATTATTTATTACAGAACGGGGTGACCTTTTTCGGGACTTACTGGAAGCAGGAGAAGGCAAGGAAGTTTGAACCGATCAGCCTCGAGCAGATTGCCCAGCAGTCGCCTGAATTGGCAATGGCGATAGAAGACCCTGAGATGAAGGAGGGAGTCGAGGAAATGTTTTATCCTATGTTTCCGAAGCTCAAAAAGCGTAGGGTCAAGAAGATGCTTAATGAGTTGCGGAAGAATGGTGAGACCGAAATTCCGACCGAAAAAGTGGTCGTAAATCGTCCGGCAGTTAAGGCTTATGAGTTAGGGCGTGAATTGATCGTGGACAGCAATGTAATCGATTTGGAATCCGCCAGGAGCATTCACTGTATTCATTACTATTCCCCTGAAGCGTTGAAGCAGAAGGTAAATGAGGGATGGGATGAAGCGTGGATCGATGAAGCGATTGAGAAGGCGAAAGACTTTTACGAGGAGAGATACAGCGACTCGGCCATGCATTATGATTATGGCACTAGCTATGGCAGTCAGCACTACGAGGGATTGATTCGGGTAGTTACCACCTACCGCAAGGAGTTGGATGAGGATGATGTTCCTGTGGTTACCAAGACCTGCTGGACGGACGAAATGGATGAAGCAGGATTCCATGAGCCGGTTGGATATGACGAGGGC